CAAAAAGTATAATGTCTTCTTTTTTTTCTAAAATTGATTTAAACTTGCAGTACTGTTCATATGTCCAAAACAGCATTTCTTTTTTCTTTTCATCAGGATTTTTGACCTGTTCAACTACATCTAGGGGATTTATTAATATCATGCCTCTGCGTACTGCGAATCGCATTATAGCGCTCATGGTTGTTTGAATTTTTTCAAGGTAATTATTAACATAGCCTTTTGTTAATAGTTTGCTTTGCCATTCTTCAATGACTGAAACGGTTATTCTATTAACATACATTTTTCCAAAATAAGGCAAAAGTTGTTTATTAATAAGATTTGTATAATTTGAAATCGTTCTAGGCTTCACGCGTTCTTTTTTATAATCTAAAAATTTTATAATTAGATCACTAAATCTATACTTAGTATTTGGGTTAGTTCTTGCCTTTATTAAATATTCTCTTTCAGCTTTTTTTGCAGCAGTTGGACTAGAAAATCCTCTAACGAAATATTTTTCATTTTCACCAAACACATTAATAAAAGTACCTGAAAAATAATAGGTACCTCTTTTTTTATCTAAATATACTGGCATTTTTATTCACCCCTTTGATATAATAGGAGCATAGTTAAAAACACTAGATAGTTGAAATAGTTCTGTTTTAACTATACTTTAATTTTGCCGTGTTATTGCACGGCTTTTTTTATTTTTTTATTTTTTGTCTATTTTTTTAGAAAGATCATTAAGACTCATTTCGTAAAGATCGCATAATTTTTTGATATCTTCAAAATAAATTCTGTTACGACCGCTTTCGATATCTCCTAGCCAACTTTTTGATTTACTTAATTTTTTTGTAACCTCTTCAAGAGTAAAATTTTTATTTTTTCTTGCCTCTTTAAGTAGTTGACCAGTTTTTTTGTTAATATTGTCTTGCATATTGTCCACCTCGATAAAAATTATACCACATAATAATACGTTGTAAACGTAAAAAAATAACATTTTTTTCATTATTCCGTTGACAGTGGAAAAAATAGATGCTAACATAATGCGTGTAGTCCGTTGGCAACGGAATGGAAAGGGGAGAATAAATGAAAAAATTTAGTGTAAAAGCCATAAGAGTAAATTTAGGACTAACACAAGAGGAAATGGCAAAGGAACTGAGCATTTCTGTACGTGCATATACGGATAAAGAAAATGGTAAATCAAAATGGTACTGGGATGAGATTTTAAAAATTTGCGAAATAGCAGAATTAAGTCCAGAACAGATAAAATAATTTTTTTACTTATTTTTTCCGTTATAAACGTACAAAGAGAATAGGTCTTAATAGTATATTAGGGAATATATTCATAGATAAAATAAGGAGGGATTTTATGGATAAAATCAAAGCGGAAATGGATTCTTCTCAAAATCCATGGATAAAAAAAATAGGTAATTATCTTTTATCAAGAAATGATTTAGAGGATAAATTGAATAATCAAAATAAGAGTTTAAAAGAGTGTTTTGATTACATTCTAATTGAGATATCAAAGCAGAGCGTAAAAGAGGGCGTTACTGGTTATGCTGCCGGTGATGATGATGAAATATACTCACTTGCTGTTCACTATTTTGATGAAGATAATCTTGAAATTGGAAAGAAGGATTTTACTACCAATGCAGACGGCAGTGCGGAACTGTCAAGATTAATGCCAAAGAAACAAGATGTTAAGGAGCATGTAAAAGATATTGATGCAATTGTCAATCAAAAGGTAAAGGCTGAACTTGAAAAAATCCGGGAGGAAGAAAAAGTAAAAAAACAGAAGAGAGAAGAGTTAAAAAAAGCAGCTAAAAAACATAAAGAGGATATGGAAAGAGCACAGATGTCACTCTTCGATTAGGTGATTATATGGCAAATAAATTAAGTGAAAGTGACAAATTACTAAACAGACTGTCAAAATTGAAATTAAAACAGTACAAGGCCACGGATTTTAAAGAATATATGATAAGTGATGATGATCCATCCTGGAAACGCCCAAAAAAAGATACTGAAGTTTATGGATTCTATGTTGCAGTTTATGAAAAATGGAAAAATCGGATCATATGCCGTACCTTTTATATTTCGCAAAGATGGCTACATAAAGAGAAAGTTACAGATATATTTGAGGTTAAAAGGCAACTGTCTGGATGCCGCTATCAGCTGACACGGAGACTTTATGCTTCTATGGGTGGCGGAATAAAATGCTGGACATATGATTACTCATATCCTTTCGATTATCGAAACAATAATGAATGGCAGATTCATAAGATTGGGACTTTTGATGTAAGTACAGAAGGCAGCGTGTATTATGGACAGCGCCGGAAAAGGAGCAACTATTTTATACATACGTCTGCCGGTGAACTGGCTTCACTGCTTGAAAATTCTGTTTATAAATACAGTGGATTTGAATACAGTGTTTACAGCATTAATGAACTGTTTGAATATCTGTCCATTTATGATAAACATCCGGAAGTTGAAATGATATCAAAAATAGGGTTGTCTTATCTTCTCAAGGATGATTTAAGGGTACTAAGATGGTCTAAAAAAGGAACTGAGATTCTGGGTATAAAAAAATGTGATATCGAGCGTTTGAAAAAGCTGCATATCCCGCTAAAGGAATTCAAAAAGTATAGAGATCTGATATATAAATTTAAGATAGAGGACCGCAGTGATTTTAATGAACTGTTAAAACTTGTCGAAATATCAAGAATTAAATATGCGGATATTAATATAAGTGTTTATGCATTTGACTATTTTAAAATGCAGGGTACTTCTTTGTACATAATAAAAGATTATTACAGATTCTGTGAAGAACTAGGACTTCCGATGAATCACAGTAACAGGTATCCCGATAACATAAGAGAAGCTCACGATAGATTAATGATACAGATTGAGACAAAAAAATCTGCTAAAGATGACCTGATGATTAGAGAAAGGGTAAGCAACGAGTTATCTAAATATAGATTTGCTGATGATGATTTTGTTATTACACCAGCGAATTCAATCGCTGATCTAATAAATGAAAGTGCAAAACTTAATCACTGCGTAAGGACATATGATAAAAGGTATGCCAGTGGAGAAACCAGTATATTTCTTATTAGAAAGCGTGATGATGTAAACAGTCCGTTTTACACATTAGAGCTGTCAAATAAAAACGAAATAAAGCAGCTTCGAGGAAAAAATAACTGCACTGCTGTTAATGAGGTTTTAGATTTTGTTGAAGGGTGGAGAAGAAAATTTAACTTCAAAAGCAGTATTTTAAAACAAAATGAAGATGCTTAGAAAGGGATGATATTTATGCCAAAACCGCCGGTTAAGTATCTATTGCTAGATATTAATGATGTTACAAATGTTTGCGGTTCTATATGGAGTGATGAGCTTAGCAGGTTGTTGAAAATAAAGCCGATCTATTTACCCGTATGGTTGTGCCACAATGGTGTTTTGGAAGGTAAGTATTACGTTGTAGAAGATGTTTAAATACAACATTTACATAGAAAGTGAGGTA